AAACGCGGTCCAGCTTGTTTTAGTGTCGGCTATTAGATCATTATATATAAGGTCCGGGGTACCTGTTATATATTCATTTTCGAAACCCTCTATATTCTTTTCTATAGTTTTCCAGCCGTTTACCTTTTGGGCTAAAGATATACTAAGGTCCTCGGCGTCGTTTCCTTTGTCGAAGTATTTACTAGTATACTCTTCTTTTATACCGTGTTCGGTTTCCCAGTATAAGCGCTGTAGGAATTCCTTAGCCGTCGCGCTAAGCTCTACCTTGTCCTTTATAGGCTCTAATAGTTTTAGCTGGGTTTCTAGCTCCGGTATTTCCTCGCTTAATTTGTCGCGTGTTTTTATGGCCTTATTGCTTAGACCGTCCAGGCGTACTACTTTGGCCTCTAGGATCTTTTTAGTTTCGTCGTATTTTTGTCTATTGCTTTTACGTTTTGGGCTACTCATTAAGTACCCCGTATAGCTTGCTCGTATCTTTAAAGTTTCCATGTTTTTTCGTCTAATTCTCTTACTATTTCATCTAATTCTTTTAGCTGGTCCTCGTCCAGATCGTAGTTAGCCTGTAGCTTTTCGGCCGTATATTTGCCGGTACGTATTAAGCCCGTAGCCTTACCCCAATCGCCTTGGCTTATTGGTTTCTTTTCTTTTATCTCGGTTGTCGGTTCGCTGGCGTTACCGTCGGCGTCGTCTATTTTACCGGTAGGTATCAAAAAAGTATAGATTAATAAATATTTGAGCGCGTAGGTGGTAGACTTGCCGGCGCTTTTGTCCTGGTTGTCTAAGCCGTGCCCGTAGCCCTGTAAATCTATAAACTCCCCGCCTACGTGCTGTAGCCTATAGGTTACTAGTACCTCGGTTAGTACTCTCATTTTACGGCGTATTATCTCTTTACCGTAAGCATGGCCGGTTTCTTCCCAGCGGTCCACGGTTACGGTCGGCACTATTTTAGTCGGTATAATTATTAGTCCGGCCTCAGCTAGTAGGGGCTGTAGTAGTTCCTTTACGTCCTTATCGCTTACGCCTTGGTACGAATTATTACCGGTACCTACGGTTAAATTTTTTTCTACGCTCTTCGCTTTTCTCATTACGTAATTAATAGCGTCTACCAGGTTAGCCGGTTGGTCTGTTTTGTTTTCTTCTTTCATTTGTTTTGTATTTTAGTTTTCCGGGTTTTCCGGGTTTTCCGGGTTTTCCGGGTTTTCCGGGGTTCTTGTTTATTAACAGTCTTTTGTTAATAACTCACTCTTCATTGTATACGCTGTTTACTAACTTCGCCACCTCTCTAATTTTTCTACCGTTTTTTCTTAGCGTCTGTACGTTATCAAACTGTATGCCCTTACCCTCTCGCTTACAAAGGTGGTATTCTTTGCTCTCTTCGATCCGTATTTTCTCCGTTGTTATTCGTAGTACTCGCTGGGTAGTTTCTAAGTCCTCGGCGGTTATCCTATTATGCTTTTGAATATCGTAATCGGTTCTTTTGGCTAGCTCCTGGTGGTTTAAGTACATAATTTTTTCTAATAAATTACGGTAATACTTTTCTATACGGGCCTTAGCTTGTTTAGTTATTACCATATTTCTACGGTTGCGGTCATGTAGGTTTGTAAATATTACGGGTAGCGCGTCGTTTTCTCGCTGTAATTTTATACGGCGGTCGGCGTACTCTAGTAGCTCTAATACTTCGCCGGCCTTTTCTATTAGTCGCTGGTGGTTTATTAACTTCATATATTTTGTTTTGTATTTGTTTCTAACAATATAGTATATAATTGTATACTATCCAAGTATTTAAAATAAATTTTTTCTATTTCATTTATACCCCTTTTCTTATTCGCGGGGCTGGTTTTTATTTATTATTTTTTCGTGCCTGGCCCACAGCTCGCGCTCTTTACTTCTTAGCGTGTGGTCCGTATGTATGTGGTTAGTACTTAAATCTATATAATGCTGGGCCCGTTCGTTAGTATAGGCTGTAAAAAAACTCAATAGGTCCGGCATATTTAACGCGCCGTATAGCTTACCGTAGTCGCCCCGTTTAATTTTACGAAATATATACCCTATTTCTACAGGGCTTAGATAGAAGAAAGTTGTTAACACCTCTACGGCTATTTCTTTTATTTGATATTTAGTAAGTGGCTGGCCCACGTTTACGGAAGTATTCAGCGCTACTAGGTGTAGTTCAATTACAGCGCTTACCGTATCGTAGCCTAGCTGTTTAATATAAAAGCTAAGGCCGTCGGCGTCCTCTTCTAAGGCTTTCGCTATACTGTTTACGTGTCGGTATTCCATAACCATACGCGCCGGGTCGTATTTGGTTATAAATTCGCCCTTGCTTATTTTTACTATTTCATTGTTTCCGGCCTTTGTTATATTACCCATTTAGTCGCTCGTTTAATTCGTTTATATATTCCTGGTCTACGCCGTGCCCCTGGGCTTTCGGCTTTTCTTTTAGAGAAAATAAACCGGCCCAGCCGTTGCCTACGCTTTGCTCTAGTATTAGTAGGGCCGTAGCCTCGTCGTTTTCTGAATACTCTACTAGCTTTTTTAGGGCCGTTTGTTCGGTTACGGCGCTACGATAATTAAAGTTAAATTGTTCCTTTTTATATTGTTTCCATAGGCCCCAGGCCGTGCTAAACTTTTCGCTAGAAAAGGGTAGTACTATTTTTGTCTTATCATTATCATTATCATTACCAGTATCATTACCAGTATCATTAACAGTATCATTAACAGTATCGGGTACTTTGGGTTTCCTTTTATCCGTTTGGGTTCTTTGGGTTTCTACCGGATCGGTATTTTTACCTGGTGGTCGCCCCCCTTTTAGTCCGTTGTTTCGGTTGCGCTCTACTATAGCCTGGTATTTCTTTTCGTCTACTCTAAACTGGTTAGCGTAAAACATAAACGGCACATACGCCGGGCTATCCTTTTCGGGCTCTATACTGTCTATTTGGTATTCGTGTAGGTGTCTGAATAATTGGCCTAGGGTTTCGTTATCTAGGTGCTTTATTGCGTGGTAAAAGTCCTTATATAAAATAAAGCTCTCTTTTTTTGTTTTGCTCATTTGTTTTGTATTAACGGCCGGCCCTTTTCAGCTGGCGGGTTCTAAAAAATCCATTAAATTGCGGGTATTCACTCATAAATTTACGGGCGTAGTCCGGGGCGTAGTTATTATTTACCTTAAAATCTGTAGACTTTTCGGGGTCCTGGGCGTAGCCGGTCGCTTTCGTTATCCGGTGGTATCGTATTACTTCTATAATACCATTAGCCCCGTAATATGTACGGCCTCTACCTATTAGTTTTAGGGTTAGCTCTTTAAATTCCAGGTATATACCTGGGTTTTCTTTGTGGTACTCTTCAAAAGGTTTATTCATTTGTTTTGTATTTGGTGGGTTACTAATATAGTTATAATTCGTTACTCGCTATAAGCTGGTGTAAATTGTCCGCTATATTTATACGCCGTAATTTCGTGCCGTCTAGTAGTTCGAATATATCCGAATTAATAGCCCGGTGGGTCGTTAGTATGTGTAGCGTATTAGTTAAGTGTATCGCTTTTTTTACGGCCTCTAGCTCGGTGCCGGCGTCCACATACGCGGTAATTTCTACGGCGTACGTATTCATTTTTTTTGTACTCATATATTTATATATATGGGGTTATTAAAAAATTCATTTAGGCATTTAGTATTTTTTTTAAAATCCTTATCTAGTCTTAAATATTCTAGTTTTCTTAGCGCGTATAATACTGTAGTATGATCTTTATTAAATAATAAACCTATAGCGCTAAGGCTGAGCTGAGCGCGTAGGCGAAGTATAGAGTATAAATAATTACGCTGGTCTACTATTTCACGCTTTCGGGTCCTGGCGCCCAGCCTTTTACTTTTAGATACGGCCTTAACTATTCGTATTATACTGTCTTTAGTTATTAAATATTCGCCGTTTTGTATCTCTTCTAGGTCCTCGTCTACTATTTCGTATGGGGCGTTTTCTATTGTCTTATCGTACCCCGTCAGTCGTAGCCAGTCCACTATAGTATAGGGTTCGTTTTCCATTGGTGCCGTGTTTTAATATTCTTATCCGTTCTAGTAGGTCCTCGTCTATTTTACCGTGTCGGTTCCACCAGCTTATTATAACCTCGTCGCTATACTTCGCTATTGGTAGCTGGTTACATATTGGTTCTAATGATTTTCTAACTTGGTTAAACGTGTAAATTTTCATGTTTTCTGTTTTTGTATTTGGTTTATATATTTTTTGTAGTTATTGTATTCGGGTTATATTCTTTTAGATCGCTTAGAGTAGTAGTATAGTCGCGCTTTAAATATGGCCCGGCCTCGTACTTTATAAAGTCTACTCTTTTACCGTGCTGAAATACTACCCTAGTATACTTTTGAAAATCGTATTTTATTTTTATTGTACCCCTGGGGTCGATTATTAATATTTTTTTTGCAAAAGTGCGCCCGGTTTCGTCTGTTAAAATGTCTTTCATAAAAACAATATAGTATAATATTGTATACTATACAAGTTATTAACAATATATTTTTATTATTTGTGAATAAGAAAAGCCCCCAGTAGCATAATAACCGGGGGCCTCAAATACAAAACGCCGTTAATAAACCGCGTTACAAAACGTAACAATATACGTATAAATTATTTTAGAAAAGCGAATAGGCCGAAAAGAATAGCCAGCCCGCCAGTACTTCCCGCTATTATTCTAGTCCTTTTCAATTTTTTTTGTTTCTTTTCGACCTCGGCGCTTAGTTTTAGCTCGCGGTCCTCACATTCGCCTAGCCTTATTTCTAGTATATGGTTACTATCTAAACAGTTTTCTAGCTCTACCTTAGTACGTAAAAAATTCTGTACCTGGCTATGTGTAAAACATAAAGTGCTATCATTTTGAGCTAAAACCGTAAAGTTCCAACAAAAGACTATCAATAGTATCGCGGTCCTCGGCGTTATTAATTTCGTTAATTTTCTCGCGGTATTCATTTTGTAGTATTACTTCGTTTTTATATGGCTCGCATTTGTGAGCTATTAACTTATGAGATAGTAGCCCTATAATGAAAAGGGTAACTACTATATAGGCCGTAAAAAAAACGGCGCTATTGCGTGTTATAAAATTCTTTAAGTCGCTCATAGGCTTTTCGTATATAGCTGTTATCTTTGGACCCTGTACGGTCTAGATCAATTTCTAGGGCTACGTGCGGGTGTTCGTCGTTTACCCAGGCTCTAAAAGTATTACCTTTTACCTTTGTAGTGAAGGGCCAGGGCTCAGCGTCGGCTACCTGGTCGCCTATAGGCCATATAAAACCCTGTAATTCTAACCCGTTGTATACGTCAAAATTATACTTTCTTTTACGTTGTGCTACTATCTCGCCCTCGCGCTCGCCCCCGCTACCTGTATTACCTTCTACGGTTTCAAAATAATCTTTATTAACTTTTACTACTACGCCTACGTGTCCGGTCCACGACTTTACGCCCCGGCGTTTGCTTTGCCAAATAGCTAAGGCTCCGGGGGTTGCTTTGGTGCTTACCTTATACCCGGCATTTCTAAAATTCCTTAAAGTCGTTACCGCGCTGGCGCTACATAATTTATCTAGCTGGGCGTGTATTTCAGCGTTACCCTTATAGGCTAATTTTAGTACTAGCTCGCCGAATAACGCGCACCAGGGCCAGCCTATACGCCAGCCTATACGCTTCATTAACGCCTCAAATTCGGCACTTTCAAAGCCTTGGTTTCCTTTAATTTCGCCCTGGCCTATAAAACTTTTGGCCGTTTCTACTATTTTATTAATACTCATATTTATAAATTTTATAGTTATTAAACTCCATGAATACCAGAATAAAAATTTTGGTCTATATTTTTACAGCGTAAATATTCCGGGTATATATCGCTATTTTCCCGTATATAATCGCGTACTCGCATAGCGTAAACCTCTAGTAAGGCGCGGACCTTATCCAGTCTTAACCCCCTATCCGTTCCGCTTGCGCTTTGTGAAAAGTTGCCCGTACGTTCCTGGGTACCCTTTGCGGTTACCGGCGTATTTAAAAACGGTATAAGGTTTAATTCTGTAGCCTTTAGCGTAAAGTCTTTTAAGTCGCTAAGATCCGCCAGCGTGTCGGCGTCCGGGTCGCTACCTGGTGTATCTAGCGCGGTCTGTAAACGGTTATATAAGTCTTTACCTAGTAGCTCGTATACCTGGACTTTGTGCGCGTCTACTAGATGAGTATTTAGTTTTTTATTCGCGTCAAAGTCGGTATCTATTACCGTAAAATTTTCGAAGTATGTAACGTCTATTAAAAACTCCATAACTAAAATACGTTATTTTGGTTAGTAGGCGGTGGTGGTGGTGCATTTGTCCGAACGTCGCCCCCCTCTATTGTACCTAGTCCACCTAGCGCCCTTATTTCGTTTACCGTTAGATTATCCAGTACTTTACTAGATACTAGCGGGCTCATTGAATTTAAAGCGTCGGCTAATAGGTTACCCGCTTTACTAGTTTTACCTGTTTTACCTACTGCCTTACTCTCGCTTATTATGTCGAAGGTTGTTAATTCTATACGGTTCGGGTTATTACTAGCCTCTAGTATTTTATCTATTGATTTTTGTATTAAATTTTGATAGGGTCCAACAACGGTAGCCTGGTATATATTAAAAGCCGTTTGTAATTCCTGGGCCCCGCCCAGTTGTCCGGCTGTTTTTATTCCGAATAACATAGGACTAACTACGCCGTGCCCGGTTAAAATTTTCGCTTGCGTTTGATCGTCTATTACCTGGTACTGTTTATCTATATTTTCTACGTGAATCGGTTTAAATTCGGGCTGTAATTCGGGGCGCGGGCTAAATATTCCTATAATCTTTTTTCCTCTACTTCCGGTATATTTTTCGTTAAGTTTATTCATAATCTCGTCCTCTATGTCCTCGCTTTCGGGCTTACCTGGAAATACTACGCTAAGCTTTGGGCTAAAACCTTCGCTTGCCGTAGTGCTATAATGAATTCCTATTTGACTTTCTAAGTTTATCCAGTTAAGGCTAGCGTAGTAGTCTGGTAGTCCATATACTTCGTGACCGGATCGCATTAATTGAACATATAAAAGCTGGCGGGTTTTGGCGCGGTACCTATCGAACGGCTCGTAAGTTATTACCGGCTCTTTTCTGTCCGTCCAGTCCCTAGAATATTTATATTCTATTTGGTTATCCTTATTATAGCCTACCCTTACGCCCTGTACGTCTACAGCGTGTAGCTGTACTACTTTGTTATGGGCCTTATTCCATGTAATTACTATACCGTACCGGCCGTGCAGTTTCAAATCAAACGCTAACGCGCTTAGTATTTGCTCTAGGTTTTGCGTATCGTTTGGGTAGCGCTGTAGCATTACTACATGTACCATATTAAACAGGTTGCGCTTACTGTCGTTTATTATTATCTCGGTGTCGCCCCCGGCTATCATTAAAGATGCCCGGTTTATTATAGCCTGGTTCGTGGGGCTACAGTCGTATAAGCCTATAAGCTCGGAAGGGTAATTATTTTGTAGTCCAAACTTATAAATACGTTTTCCCGTATCTTTGTCTATACGTATCTCGTCCGTAATTTTGGCCCCAGTTTTACCCGCTACGCTGTAATTACCTTCGAATTCGTTAGGCTCCTGTACAGGCTCGCGCTTAGTCTTTAAAAAATCAAATAGCCCCATATCTTAAAATACCGTTATCTATTGTATCGTTTCCAGCCTTAACTATATAGCCGTATTCGGCCGGGTCTAGTGCGGGCTGGCTGTCTAATACTAGCTTATAATAGCTATTACTAAACTCGGCTACCGTTAAGCTTACCGTAGTCGTTACCTTTTCGCGCCCTTTTACCCTGTCTATTTCTAGGGTCCATTGAGTTAAATCTTTTAGGCCACTATATATATATATGTATAGCGTACTGTTATCTAGGTGTAGCATATTGTAAATATAGAAAAAAAGGGCCGTAAAATAAACGGCCCTCTATTAAGTTTCTACCTGTTAGGGTGCCGGTACTAATAGCGCCGTAATTATAGACGGATCTACCGTTGGCATTAATTCGCTAGACGTTCCATTAAATTGTATTGTATAGCCGTTCAAGTCCTCTTTTTTAGTTCCACTACCCCCGGTAGTTGTCGCTAATTTCATACCCTCGTCGAAACCTATACCCCACTCGGTACCGTTAGAATCCTGTACAATAAAAATCAAATCCTTTTGACCGGCTCCTAGGCCCGCTATAGCGTTACGCCTCGCAACGTCGCGCCTAGCTACTACTAGGTTTATAATATAATCGTAAAACTTACTACCATTATCAAAATTATTGGTTTCGTTTTCCTCGTAGTTAGCCGTTAATCTTTGAGTATTAATTTCAAAGAATTGGCTAGTCGTTTCCATAGTTACCGCGTCTATAATACCCGGCACGGTTTCGGTGTAGTCTGTTATTTGGCATTTGTCCGCTACTAGAATTCTAAGAACCCCGCCGGCGTTATTTTCGCAAAGAACGTCTATACCCTCAGTTAATAAATTAGCGCATATACAAGCCATAATTTTATTTTTTTAGGTGTTTTTTAAATAGGGGGCCCTGGGTTAGTCCAGGGGTACCCCGTTAATTTTCTGTATAATTCGCCTATACGTGCGCGTGTACTACTTCCTCGCTAATAGCGTAAGTACATTTAAATTTTAAGGACCCTACTACGCGAATTTTTTTGTCGCCTGTAGTTTGTCGTAGGTCAATTAAATTCAGTTCCGTGTCGTCGCTCAATAGGTCGCTAGCCCTTACGAAATTAGTAACCTTACCAGCTATTACTACGTTATCGTTTAGCCCCCCGCCTTTACCGGCGTTAAATACTGGGCACATTACCATTTGAATACCTAAATATCGCATTTCTATACCGTCAGTAATTAGCTGGGGTACCGCGGTATCGAACGCATTTAATTGAAAGTGTTTCCAGTTGTTCGCGTTAATCATTATAACTAGGTCCGGGTCGCCCATTAGTTCGCCAGGTATAGCCTCGTATACTTTGGCCATTTCGTCTATTGCGTTCGTTTGGTCTATTGCGTTTATAATTACGTCTATATTATTCGCGTCCGCTGTTAGCTCAGTTTCTAACTCGCTAAACGCCTTACGCTCTAGCTCGTCGCCTATCGCTTCTGGAAGTTTACTCATTAGCCACTCCTGAAAACTCGGCGGGAATTCTACATTATTAGCCCCCGCTCTTAGCTCTTCGGCCAGGTAACTTTGTTCGAATGTTTCAATACATTCTTCGAAATTAATATCGTAACCGTTTATAGTTGCTAGCTTTTCAGTTAGCGCCGTGTTTACGTTCGGGTCAAAGTCGCACCCCGCCGGACCTAATACGGTACCGGTAAAGTTTAGAAAATTCATACCAAATTTGTCCTTCACATTTGGTAATAAAGTGAAACGGTCTACCGCATTTTTTCGGTAAAACGCTGTAGTATAAAAGCCTGTTAACTCCTCGCCTCTATACTCCGGTTTTGTTATTACTACGCCCATAATTTTTTCTTTTAGGTGTTATTAATTATTATTATTTACTCTTAATCGCGCTTCCGTATCTCGTCTAGCGTTTTAGTTACTAGCTCTACCTGAGATAGCTCTAGCTCTACCTGACTTTTTTTGTCGGTAGCCTCGCCGTTAGTTCCTGGCGTTAGATCAGTTTTAAACTTAGATAGTAATTGCTCTACCACCTTCCCGAATTCCTCAGTAGTTCCCGCGTCGCCGTCGCTTATCTTAGACGTTAGCGCTTCTACCTTTGCCTCTAATTCGGCTAGTTTATTCATTACTTCCGTTTTCCATGCGTCGCCCTCGTCCGTAGTTTCGGCGTCTGTAGTTTCGGGGTCCTTAGTTTCGTTCTCATGTTCGGCCATGGTTTCGGCGTTTTCGGTTGTGGGCTCTTTAATTTCCATTATTTCGCCGTTTTCAATAACATACGTTATACCCTCTACTACTACCTCGCCGTTTTCGTCGTCTACCTTAG